AGGCAGTTCAGAGAACAAGGTCTGTCTATGACTGACTGGCTCAGATCCAATACAAAATTAGATGACCTACCAGATGGTATCTCAGTAGAAGCAGCTACAAAAGAAGCTAACTCTATGACGATGCAAGACACATTTAGGGATTCTGATTCCGCAGTTGGCACGGTTACTAAGGCTTTAGTTAGGTTGAATAGAAAAGTTCCATTCCTTGTTTCTACTGCAGCTGGTGTTCCGTTTCCCAGGTATCTGGGTAACCACATACAAAAGATGTCAGAGTATGCACCTCTACTTGGGGAAGCTTTACATAGAGCTAAGATTACACAAGGCCCAGAGGATGCAGCAACTAGGTATGCTAGGCAAGCTACTGGTGCTATGATGCTGTGGGGTGGGTACGAACTAGCCAAGCAACGTCAAGGTGAGGTAGACTATGGTTCTATAAAGAACACAATGATACAAGAGTTTGGTGATGATGCTGACCTAAAGCCTTTACTTGGTGCTACGATGCTACACATGTATCTTGGTGATCAGATTTGGAGATCCGAAAATAATTTACCAACATCTTTTGAAGACCCAGAACAGTTAAAGAAAGATATGGCAGATGTACTTGGTGGCATACCAGAGTTTTCTTTTGACCTTGGTATTCCTGTTGATATAGCAACAGCCTTGAGAGATGGTGAAATAACACCAGACTTACGGAGAAGAGTTGGTGACTTTCTTGCCACCTATACAATGAACCCTGCCACCGCCCTAACTAGAGACATCGTTGGTCAGATTGCCCCTGATCAAGGTGGGTCACCTTACACTAAAGACCTTGCTGAAGGTATGGATGTAAGTATGCTTGGCGCAGGTACTCCATCTGAGGAAATGAAGAACAGAGCACTACGTTTTGCTCCTGATCTTTTATTTATACAGTACACACAATCATTCAACGGTGAGACAGACTTAGACTATTATGACTTTGATAACCCAGTCGCCAGAGGTAAGATTGACCCTGGACTTAAGCAGCTAACTGGTGTTGCAGGTAAACCACCTGCGACTTCACTACAAAAAGAAATGTCTAAGTACAACCTAAAGAACTACCAACTATACACAAATAGAACAGCTAATACAGCTAACGTTGATCTTGTTCTTAGACACAGACTAGCTAAGACAATGTATAAAGACTTCGAGGATTGGAAAGCCAATGCTATCGCCTCTCCCCGTTATGGTGAAAAGACCTACAATGAAATTGTTGAGGACTCTAGTATTGATAATGCAGACAAGAAAGCAATTTTAGAAGGTTGGATTAAAGATAGAATCTCTTATGAGAAAGAACAAGTAGAGTCTATGTTTGAATCCTTTGTGGCTGAAAGCCCAATCAAAGCCAGAGGATTCATAAGGAACAACTACACGTTCTATGCTAAGAGGGGTGAAGGTAAAAGAAACTTAGACACTGCTGCTCAAATGATAAATGGGACTTCAGCAGAGGAGTACCTTTCGGGATCTGAGTCAGTTCAAGATGAGCTGGAAAGAAGAATGAAACTACTGGTGTCTGTACCAAACATTGCAGACATAAAGTAAAAGAACCCCCAGTGATTAGCTGGGGGTTTTAGTTCATGATGATTTGTCGATAGTCTTTTTGTAGTCAAGCATAAGACATGAATAGCAGTATGCTTGTGAAACGATCTCATCTGATCGTAGATACTTCCCAGATGCTAGTAACCCTGACAAGGCAGCACCTGCAAAGTAATCCCGACTGGGTAAGTCCCCAGCGGGAATCTCCTTCTTTAGAAACTCTTGGGCTTCCTGCTCAAGGGTTTTTATTTGTTTAGGGGGTCTCCCTCTTCTTTTCTTGATTACCTCTGTCAACGGTGCCTCTCCTTAAGTGCTTCTAGCATTTTACTGAGGTACCACTGAGCCTTTTCCATGTCCTCTACAGGATTACGTTTATACCTGTATCGGTGCTGGTACTTAATAAAGTTACCGTGGCAATAGGAAATGAAACCATTAAGACCTAGAACTTGTCTAATGTAGTCAATACACTCAACGCCATCTGTGTGGTTGTAGTGAAAGGGTTTAGTAACCGCATCAAAAGAATCACGAGGATCTTCCAGAGTGGTTATATTACACTCAGGGCACTGACTACTATCATCAAGTAAGTAACCACAGTCTGCGCAATATGTCATAGTACTACAACCCTTCCTTCATAAACACCTTCACCCACTGTGCGCAGATGTCAGAACGTACAATGTCCTCAACACCAAACTCCACAACGGGTACGGGTATCATATGTTTCTTAGCCAAGTGAATAACCTTAGACAGTCCATCAGCTTCCTTCAGGTCTGACTGCTGCACATCACCATTTAGGACAATAGTACTCCCTTCACCTACACGAGTCAAGAGCATCTTAAGTTCGTGTGTAGTGATGTTCTGGGTTTCATCAACGATGATAAAGGCATTGTCAAAGGTACGGCCCCTCATGAGAGCTAGGGGTGCCATCTCGATATTGCCGTTCTTGATACCAGTTTCAACTGTACCTTTACCAAGATGCTTTTCTAGTACGTCTAGGACGGGTAAGGCCCAAGGCATAGTCTTCTCTGCCAAGTCACCCTTCAGGAAACCAAGCTCTTTACCCACCGCCACATGCGGCCTCGTGATAACGATTTTATCAATTTGTTTAGTCGTATAGAGGTCCGATGCATACGTTGCCGTGACGTAAGTTTTACCTGTTCCAGCTGGACCAAGAACAAATACTTGATTCGATGATGATAACGCATCTATAAAATCCTTCTGCTTGGTAGTGCGGGGCACTAGACCGGATGTCTTCCGGTCAGATGCACCCTTGTAGGTAGTCTTACGTCTAGTTCTCTTTGGCTTTTCAATAGTGTCAGTTCCAATCATAGAGTAACTAGCTCAGCTTCTGTATAAGGAATGTGAAAAAAGGTTTCATTCTCTGGCATTCTGTAATTAGGCCCACTAGGCTTTTTAATACAGTCATCTGTCATCTGAGTGCCTTTAATCTTCCATGCCTTGTCATACGTTTTATTAACAACAAAGAAGGATAGGTTCTCTAGATTGTCCTGATACTTCTGAACCAAGCGCCTCTTACGTCCAGGGATACGAACCTCAGCCCACCATGTAGGCCAATCCCCTGACCACTGTGCCTTACGTTCAACCTCGTGATAAAAGGTCTGACCATCCTTCGTGGAGACTACATCAGCAAAGTAGTCTTCCTTCTGTGATACGATCTCGTGACCTTCCTTCTCAAGGAATTTAATCAAGGCTTGTTTGGAAGGCTCGTTTACCTTATCATATACGTCTTTACGGAATCTACGGGTGTGTACTTGCATTTAACAGGTGCTCCTTAAGTTCAGTGTAACCTCCGATTAGTTTACCAGATTCATCGAAGATTTGAGGTACTGTAGTAAGATTTGTTTTCTTTAGCAAGGTTAAAACCCACTTAGAGCTAGTAGAGTGTACGTTATATTCTACGTAACTAATACCCTTATTGCCCATCATTACTTTAGCTAGATCACAGAAGTTGCACTGCTCTCTCGAAATTATTGTGTACATACTAACCCCTATGTTCCTGTACGAAGGTACTTCTCTCTTCTTTTCTGTCGCCTAACTTCTGGTGACTTAGACCAGTATTTTCTATGATCACGTGCTCTATTCCTAGCCTTCTCATCAACGTATGTCTTAAAGGTACCCCTAGAGGCAGCGCAATTACAAGAATGATGTGAAAAAGAAATATTATCTAAGTCAAAGAATAGGCCTAATGGATCTTCACTGTGTAGCCAAGGTTCTTTGTGTTCTATTGAGAAGTCATCTCTCTCCATTTGAGCGCCACACTGAAAGCAAAAGTCTTGACCACTCTTAACTATAAAGTCCCACAGTAAGTCTTTTACTAGTCTGTGGCTGGCTGTTCCTGGGTCCATGCCTAACTGTTTTTTCTTCTCTTGTTTACTCACGACTATCCTCCGATGTCTGTTAGTATGTGGCCCACCCCGCAGGACTTGAACCTGCAACCTACGGTTTAGAAGACCGTTGCTCTATCCAGTTGAGCTAGGGGTGGTATGTCTCTTACACTAAGTCTACGATCTCGCAGCTATCGCCAGAACAAGCAAGTGTCTGACTTCCAGCTGTGTTATCTTCTGATTCATAATCTGAAAGAAGTGACCAGTCAATAGACGGAGGCATCAACGATAAAAGTTCTTTATACTTACCTTTATCTACCTCTTGGTAAGGAGCTTGCTGGTAAGTGTGTTCATTGTATGGCAAGAATGAGACACCAGACATTTCGTCAAAGTGCTCGTAAACAAACGCACCCACTTGAAACCATTCAGAATTTTTTACATTTATAGTCACCGATGGTTTGTGCTCACACCATGATCGTTGGTATGCAAGCCACATTTCCAGCTGTTCAACTGCAGTCAGATCTGATGTTGTAACAGCTCCTGCTGGTGACTTCATAGGGAAGCTGAACACTGTAGTCTGATCAGGCTTCATTACATCAGGTTCGTTAGGAATACCTTGGTCAACCATGAACTGCGTCAGTGGGTCTTTGTTGTCACCACGCACAGTACGAATGTAATACTCTGAGTGACGAGCATGAATACCACTAGCAGAGTCAACAAGCTGGGAGACAGTGCCACTAGGTTTGACGCAAGTGATAGCAGTAGACACAGGGATATTAAGGCGTTCAGCCCACTCAGCATTTGTAGAAACGGCAATAGCTTTAAGATGTTCAAGGGTCTTCTCCAATCCTTTGTTCTTTGTTGTCATTAATGGATTATCCATAATGCCTGTAAGGCTGACACCAAGTAAACGTTCCTCTTCTGTATTCCGTTGCCATATCTTACGTAGATAAGGGAACTTCGTGTGAGAAGATTGAATAGTACCTAAGATGGTAGCCAGACGAACCTTCTTACCAAGTGTTTCAAGAGTATCAGTGGCACGTACAACTACTTCCGTTAAGTTGCAAAATTGATACGGACGTAAAATTATTTCAGAACAAGGGTTTGTACCGAATTCGTAGTCTGCATTACGCCTACCATTCTTAGCTGCTTGCTTCTTGGAGGCTTCACGATTAAAGATACCTCGCTCACCAGATTGAGATTCTACTAGGGCTTGCCACTCACGCATGAAAGAGATGCTGTCGGGCTTCTCAGTATAAGACACAGAGTTGTTAGCCAAAGCTCGTTGTGGATCGTTTTCCCACCATGCACCTGACTTAGCGTGGCGCATACGATCATCTGACAAATTTGACAAACTGATCATCGCTGAGCGTCTCACGCCCCCTACGACCACCACTTCACCAATCTTACACATGATGTCGTGACACTCAATAGAAGAAAGCTTGCGGCCTTGGGCCTCTTTGAATGTATGGATAACAAAGTTAAAGAGATCAATAAGAGGCGCTGGGCCGCTGGCTCTTCCACCAAATGTTTTAAGTCTTGCACCAGCAGGACGTACACGAGACACATCCCATTTCGGGATCTCACCACTATACAGGAGTGCAATAACTTGACGCAAAGCCTTAGCCCACCCTTCCTTACTGTCCTTAACGACAATGACAGACTCACTCTCGAAGAGTTGAGGCACTTCTGGGAGCTTGCTGATGAATTGTCTCTCGACAGAGAACCCAACTCCTGTACCACAGAGCAAGATGAACATAGCCTCATCGAAGGACTTAAGGTCATCTACGGGTAAGTAGCTACAGTTGTAGCCAGCTGTATTGTCACGATCCAAGGCTGGACCTGCTGTCATCAACGCTCTCATAGAAGGCATTACTTCTAGGTTGCGGATGGCATCTGCAATATCCTTGGTATAGCTGTCCTTGCCTGCGACAGGGTACACCAGGTTTTCCATGTATCGGTCTACTGTTTCATCAAAGGATTCACGCCCCTTTCCGTCAAAGTATCTGGCATAACGTGACTTGTGAATGAATGCTTGGTAGTCTGTTGGTAGTTGATTGTTCATCTGTTGTCTCCCGAACCTTTCAGTGTTCCTCGTTTTTCTCTGTCGTCTAACTTAGTAATATTCATTTCCATGACAACGCCTATATCAGACAGGAAATAGTTTGCTAGGGCCGTTGTATAGAATAGAACATCACCTAACTCTTTAATGATTTCGTCAGAGGTAACCTTCTCGCCATCTCTGATCTTCTTCTTGATCTTCTCAGCTACCTCACCTGCCTCACCGACAAGGCCTAGAGTATTCTCTACTAGCCTATCATGGCCGTGAGTTAGCATCTTCTTTTCAACCCACTTAGAGTAATCTATGAGTGTCTTGCTGTACTGTGGACTACCACTAAACATCTCAAAGTAACCCATCCCCTCTAGGTCTTTCTCACTTATCATTTCTTTTCACCTCTATTTCTACTACTTCAATATCGTCTAGGTCATACAGAATATCCTGGATAATATCACCAAGGCTCAGTTCCACACTGTCAGAAGCAATGTA